AGCTATTCGTCTCAAATCCTTTGGACAGGCTGACAATCATCCAGAAAGGCGATCATGAACGACGACGTGTCTGATGATGCTACACTCGATTGCCTGGGCCAGCCCATCCAGGTCGGTGACCTGTGCCGGTGGAGGCTCGCTGATCGTGTCAATCGATCCAGTGGTAGTCGGATGGTGATCACCTGGGTGGGTGACGGCTGCGTCCGCGTCTTAAGTGAGGCCGGTACTGAAACGTTGCTTGTGAAGGAGGTTGTTGTTGTCCAGCGACCTTAAATCCACAGAAGTATCACCCGGCTCCTTCAGGCCTGGAGATATGGTCCAGATTGCCGGTCGTAAGAGTGGCCGAGGTAAACTAATCCAGGATGCCAGGATCGGGGTGGTGATGAAACCCTATGAGCCGACAGGAGCAGCCTGGATCACTCGAGTCCAGGTCCTGGTGGGCGGTGAGCTCGAGGATATTAATGTCGGGTGGCTGAAAAAGATTCGCCGAGAGGATATACCAAATGCTGATTGACACACATACTTATAGGTGTGAAGAGGTTAGCTCTGGTACTACTGCTGCTTGCACCACTATTGGTGGGATCGAACCCTACGGTCACCGGCATTCACAAACTACCTGTCAGCGACAGCACGATACCAGCTCGAATTGGGAAGTGGAAGTACACTCCCACGGTGGTGGTCTGCTCCGGAGCTCCAGTCACCGTTGGAGCTGTTGCCGAAGCGGTGAAGTGGTGGAAGCAGCACGGCCATTCGTTCTTTAGCGCTGTCTCGACCGATGATCCCCTGGGAAAATGTCAGGTTGAATATCCTGAGGGGTTTATCACTATCCACGTTGGAAATCAACAGATGTTCACTGATGGTGACTTAATGGCCGAAACCCACTTTTCCCTGGACGAAGATACCCAGGAGATTGCTTGGGCAAAGATATTCCTGAAGTCGGCACCCCTGGAACGTATCGTGGAACACGAGCTCGGGCATGCCCTGGGATTTATGCACACCATGCGGGCCGGACACATGATGTACCCGACATGGCTGCGGGGTGGATGGGGTGACCGCGGACTCGAGTCGACAGCTCCGGTGGTAGCTCGCCCCTTGAAGTAAAGTATTGCTATATGATATCCCCCGACACACGTGTAACGCACCCATCCGGGTGATAGAATAACCTTAATGAAGAGGTCAAAGCCCCAACCTGGTGACATGGTTCGCGTCAACAGCTCCTGCGATGCAGGTGGACTGGTTGGCAGGCGAGCCCTTGTGACTGAGGTCGCCTCTCTGAAGGTTGACCTGATGCGCATGGAGCCAGTTATGTGTGCCTGGTTGCTGATGGATAACGGCAGCAAACGACTAGTGAGGCATAATGCTTTGGATGTAATCAGTGAAGACCACTAGGACCATGATGCTCGGTGACCATATCAAAGTGGGAGACCTGATTGAGGCACACGGCGGGACCGCAGTAGTCCTGGAGATAATTCCACCTGGGGTCCTTGGACCGGGACAGGTGACAGATCGGATGAGGATCTTGAATGAGGACGGTCGAACCTGGGTGACTCGACTTGAGTACACCAACTGGAGGATTATCAATGAGGATGACTAACCGCAGTGAGATTGTTCAAAGGGCGTTTGAGTTCGCAACCCGCGCGCACGAGGGACAAGTCCGGAAGTACACCGCAATCCCATACATCCACCATCCCAGCGAGGTGATGGGGATCGTGAGTGGGGTGGAGCACGACGATGCCATGTTGGCCGCTGCCCTACTTCACGACGTAGTGGAGGATACTGACCACACTATCGATGATATCCGGGCTGAGTTCGGAGACGATGTCGCCGCCCTGGTCTCTGACCTGACCGATGTTAGCACCCCGGCCGACGGCACCCGACAGGTCCGTAAGGCCAAGGATCGAGCACACACAGCCAAGGCCTCGCCAAGGGCGAAGACCATCAAGCTGGCCGACCTCATCAGCAACTCAGTCGATATCAGGGCAAACGATCCTGACTTCGCCAAGGTCTATATGGCCGAGAAGCTGTTGCTCCTCGGTGTCCTGCAGGAGGGAGACAAGACTCTCCTAGGCAATACCCTTCATCTCCTTGGACATTACTATGAAGACCGGTGACCTGGTTAAACTGGGATTCCAGTCGGCGAGCAGGCGTCACCCTGAGGAATTCGGTGTGGTGCTGCACGTCTATGATGTGGATGATAACCTCGTTCACCTGGTTGACTACTACCAGGCGGCTGAGGTCCTATGTGAAGATGGCGTCTGGACCATGAATGTAGATGACCTGGAGGTTGTTAATGAAGATCGGTGACCTGGTGAAGCTCTGCGAAGAAGGCTACCCTCAGTTCAAGGGTGATGTTGGCGTCCTGATAAAACAGGATCCGCATCGGTTTCCCTTGACTGTCAGGGGATGGTGGCTTCTAGTACTACGCGGCAAGATCATTCAGATTCACGAAGAGAGGCTGGAGGTGATCAATGAAGATCGGTGACTTGGTGAAGAATCTAAACTCTGAATCCCGGATGACGGGCATCATTGTAGGCTGGACTGGTCTAGACCCGGTTGTCTTGTGGGCAGACGGTAGACATGATCGGATTATTCTTAGCAGAGTAGAGGTGGTCCGATGAAAGTCGGCGACCTGGTCCACAACGAGCCATACGATACATTCGGGATCATCACCTCGGAGCTGGAGCCCATCACCGATGGGGAAGAGATCATCGAGCGGAGGTTCATGGTGCTGTACAATCAGCCGCTGAATGGTATGGACCGGTGGGGAGGAGATGACCTGCTAGTCCTGACCGGCTCCACCTACCTGGCCCCGACTGAGCGGCTGTGTCACAGGCACCATGTCAACCAGAAGCGAGGGGACGAGAGATGCTGCTAATGGAGATCAAGGTCGGTGACCTGCTTCACCGGGATAGTATAGAGAGCGGTGTCATGATATCGCGACCGGTGCTGGTCCTGGACGTCATCCCCATCCCCGCCGAGCATGGTGGTCCGAACGTCAGCATCCTGGACAGGGGAGTGGTGCGTCATGTTCGCGACACACAGGTCTGGCCGATTGAAGAAGACGCATGCTGAGAGCGGACATCAACGTAGGTGACCTGCTTCGGACAGACATCGATCCACCGAACATCCGATATACGGATATCGAGGAAGGTGTTCGTGACGAGAGGTTGGTTCTGGTAGTGTCGTTGGAGACCGCTGAGGGGAGTGGGGAGGCTGGCTACGTGACTGTGCTCGACTGTGGCGTCCGAACCTCCATCAGCTGTGTCTGGCTCTGGCCAGGCGACCAGTCCGCTGACCTGTACTTCGACGGAATGGATGACCCCGATCTCGAGGGCAGTTCCACGCCGGCTAATAAAGAAAACCCCTAAGGAAGCAGAGAGAGAAGAGAGATGCTGATAGAGGACATCCACATAGGGGACATGCTACACACAGACATCGACCCACCGGACGCAAAGCACGACCACTTCCACCCAGTCCGCCCTGTCCTGGTGCTGTCGCTCGACGCCTCAGAATACACCAAGTATGGGGGCTTCGTGGTGGTCCTGGACTGCGGCGTGGTGACGCCCATTGGCTGTACTTGGCTGTACCCAGCGATCGGCAGTCCTGACTGGGATTCCTACGGTGGATGACTTGGCCACTGCGACTGGGCCCTACGTGCGCGTGACAGTGGATACGTGTCATACGGTGGAGGATTGTGGTGGATAGTGGAGGAGAGGGAGTGGGACTAGGACTTTCTTATCTTAGGAGCGATGGGGGTCTTTTTTTATCTTTGGGTCTTTTGCTGGCGCTTAACCCCAAGACGGACCCATTGTACACGAAGAATGGACATTGTACATCCTCGACGACGGGCGGTACCATTATCAGTGGCCACGTATCCGGACATCGACGTCTTCCACCCTGGCGACCTGGCAGTGGGCTGGCATCCACCTCGGGGCGTCATCCAGCCGGGATTCAAGCCGATGGGTCCGGCAACACCAGGGATCGTGGTCCGTGTTCACCAGATCAGGCTGATGGACGAGACGGAGACCCAGGAAGTCTGGCTACTCCGGGAGGGCCGGGAGGAGAGGTGGCTGGCCTCGGAGCTGATTGTGATCGGGAGGGAGGGGTGACCGAGTGGACGAAGGTAGCGGTCTTGAAAACCGCCGTGGCGCGAGCCACCGTGGGTTCGAATCCCACCCCCTCCGCCACGCCGGAGATGAGCCGTGACAAGGGATGACGTCATCGACGAGATCTACCGCTCGCTGCGGGATGCCTTTAATTCCCTGGACGACGTCCGTCGCGACGGGAATAAGGTGTTGATCTGGCATGGGGAACACCGCGCTGAGGTGTCGTTCCGAGTTAAGCTTCACCACGAGCCTAGGCCGGAGGGAGACGAGGGAAATTCCTTTTAGACTTTCCTTTTAGGATTTCCTTTTAGGATTTCCTTTTAGGATTTCTTTTCTCGAGAGACTTTCTTTTTAATGAACACTCTTTCTTTCCGGGATACTATTAATACATGAGTGATGATCAAAAAAAAGAAGTTACTAGCGCCAAGATGACTGATGTCTTCAGGCTGCTGGGCCAGGTCGTAGGAAACGCCCTTGGTGTTTTGGTGACGCTGGTGGTCGGGCTGGTACTCGCTGTGGGTTCCGGTCTGGCCATCGGCCGAGCTGTTGACCTGCTGCAGGGTGCAGTGCCCCGACCGCTACAGGACATGACTGTTGCCCTGGACGGCTGGGCCATCCTGTTTGCCGCCTACGTCCTGCTGTGGTTGCCTATCGGCGCCCTGGTCAGAGTCTGGCGCCCCAATGACCTGGACGAGGAAGAGGACCCCTAGGTCGTGTAGCGAGCACCATCGCCAGGTATAATGTACTTGAATGGAGGAATCACACCTTGATTGAGAGAACGCTGAATGACCTTGAGAAGGACTTCGACACCGGGACACGGGTTGAGGAGCGGGTGACCGGAAGGAAGGGTATTGTCCTGATGCGGGACAGACACCTCGGAGCCTGGGTGCTCTGGGATGGGATGGACCAGCCGCTACACAGCGGGAGCGCTGCGGCGCTGATCGGGCTGGGTCCGAGGATGACGACCAACGAGCTGAGCGCTCGAAGGGCGGCCGCCCTGGACAGTGCCTCAGGCGTTCCGGTGGACCCGTTCGATACGGGCAGCCTGGATAACCTGTAAGCTCCCAGCCTGACCAATATACCACACCCTGCGCTTCCTTACACGTGACGGACCGCGGATCCAAAACTTTCTTTCATTACACGCCCGGGCTCCCTGGATCTTCTTTTCTTTCCCAGGTGCGGGTTTTCTTTTGTTTTCGAGCTCGTGTAGCCTGGGGGTGCCTGGGTTATAATGTAGCTAATGGGGGATACACCCTCTAGGAGACACGCACATGACGCCACAGCGCATTGCAGAGATCGCAGACCTGTTCACCATCGACCCAGGTTCCATCTACGACATGACTGAGGAAGAGGTCCAGTACCTTCTCAGCGAGTTCGGCGAGAGGGAGCACATCCTCGACGCCCTGGTCCAGCTGCAGGCTGACCGCATGGACGACGACCAGCTGCTGCTCGCCAGGGCCGAGGCCATCGGCTGCACCGTGCAGGACCTGCTCGACTTCGGCTAGCACGTGTAACGCACGTGTGCCTGGGATATTATATAGGAGTTGGGGCAATGGAGTCCCGGAGGAAACAACATGGCATTTCAGGTCTTCAAGGTCGGCGATCGAGTGATGGTCGACACTGAGTACAACGGATCGCGGGTGGTCGAGATCACCGAGGTCCTGGAGGACGTCTCGCTCGAGTGCGGGCTGGATCCCTCCCCCGGCTTCGTCGGGATCGAGGAGGTTATCCCTGGTCACTTCGAGGAGCTGGTCTACGCCGACTCCCAGTTCGTGGAGTTCGCGGGTGACTGAACTGATCTACATCGTCACCGGGGTGGACAAGAACGGGAAGCGGTTCAAGATCGGACCCACCAGCCTGTTCCACGCCGAGTGCATCAACGTCTGGAGCGGCACGATCTGGAAGCAGATTCCCAACGGGAAGCGGAAGCTTATCAAGCGGATCTATAACTAGTCGCGCGTGTAACCCACCCGCGCCTGGGGTATTATATAGGAGTTGAGGCAAGGTGCCTCGACACGGAAAAAGAAAACGCGGCTCGTGTAGCCGGCCCCAAGTCGGGGTATAATTAAAAAGATGGAGACATGGAGTCACCATCTGAGTCAAGGAGGCTCTTCACACATGGCAAATCTCAAGAACGCAGAACGCAAGTCCTGGAACTTCGGCAACTTCGGCACCCGTCACGACGGCAAGAAGTGGCGACTCGTCCGGGTCAAGAACGCTGACGGCACCGACGCCGACGGCTCCAAGGTCGTGGCTTCGAACAAGTCCGCCACCCCCCTGGTCGCCCTGGCACGGGAGCTCTCCCGGGTCGAGAAGCGGGATCTCAAGATCACCAAGCTTCGCCGGCAGATCACCCTGCTCTCCGCCCAGCTCAACGACCTGACCGATGCGGTCGAGGCCGAGGCTGCTGCTGAGGTGTCGGCCTAGTGTCGGCCCGCGCTCGCGCGGCCTTCCTCCGAGGGCTGGGGTTCGAGAAGTCGGACTTCACCCTCACTCGAGGAGCGCTGACGTACCAGCACCCCGAGGCTGACATTCGAGTCAGTTTCCCACGTGGGAACTCGGCTGGCCGGCACTTCCAGATCATGGGAGGCTGCGTCAACTTCATGTCAGGCCTGATGAGCGTCGGCAGCCACGCCGCCGGCATGAAGCACCTGATCCAGTCCCTGCTCAGCCAGGGCATCGATGTTCCGTGCCCTGGGCGCGCCGACTACGGCGGACCTGAGTACCTGGACGATCTGTTCCGCGCCATGGTCCTGGTCAACCTGAACTACGACAAGGCCACCTAGTGACCGTTGCTCCCAATCCAGACCTGTCAGGCTTCCTCGAGGAGGTCGACACCATCGACGCGAAGTTTCGTGACCTCCTGGAGCGGGTCGAGACTCGAGCGGAGGAGCATGAGGTCATGTCTGACTGGATGGCAGCACGACATGAGGCTGAGAAGCGACTGGTAGAGCTGATTCACATCGTCGTGTAACCAGCCACGTCAGGTGGTATTATTATCTTAATGGGGGATGGACCCCCTGGAGAAAACGCATGACACTTGAAGACATCCTCAGCCGGCTTCCCACCTTTCGTGAGGACCAGCTTCTCCGGATCAACTCGGAGGTCGTTGCCGAGCTCAAGGCTCAACGACGCCGCGAGTCCCAGCGAAAGCGCTACCTGTTCAAGAGCGGAGACCGCGTCACCTGGACCGGCCGCAAGGGAACGTTCACCGGCATCATCGAGCGGGTCAAGCAGAAGAAGGCCCTGGTCAAGGTCGGCTCAGCACCCTTCGCCATGACCTGGGATGTCCCACTCAACATGCTGAACGCAGCCTAGGAGGCACCATGCTAAGATATCAAGTTCACTACGAGCGACCGGAGCGGTACTGGAAGGGCATTGTCCGAGGTACCCGCGTCATTGTGGCACGGACCGAGCGCGAGGCGATTGCCAAGCTCCGGCAGCTGATCCCCGATTCCTTCGGGCACTGGATCAACGGGAACGCGACGGAGTGCGTGTAGCGAACTGCGCCCGTTGATATAATACTATCAATGGGACGATGCAGTCCTACGGAGGTAAGCCATGTCCGGCGAAGACCGAGTTTTCATGCAGTGGGCCGACGGCTCATTCATCACCCTGACTGAGCCCGACCTGATCTTTCTGGTCCGTAAGCTCGGACCCCCAGAGACCGTGGAGTTTCGTGCTCACGACGAGGGGTATGTCACCATCACCCACGACCTGGAAGATGATGACCCCGATGACATCCGCGGCCAGCTGGACCGCCTCGTCGATAAGGGCGAGATCACCCGAGCGGCTGCGGACGCATACCTCCGCGTTAATCAGGGAGACGAGTACTGATGCGCAACAAGCTTCATGACGTCATCCACTTCCAGACCGGCGAGATCCTGCTAGAGGAGCGTTGGCCAGTCGACGTGGCCATCTTCCTGAAGCGGAACCCGCACCTGTCCATCAACCACGTGGAGCAGAACGATCCGACCCCTCGAGCGCCCAGTGGTGGGCAGGTCGACGACGTCTGGGTCAACGGTGGTTGGGACCCGAATACTGTCGGCTTGTACGTGTAAGTTGTCAAAGAGCGTGATATTATATTATTAATGGAGGACAGTGGAATGTTCAAGGTAGGCGATAAAGTTTTCATCCTTTACGGGACACATCAGAACGAGACCGGCGAGGTCACTGCGGTGGACTCCTGGGCTATGGACCTGACCATCACCGTGGACGGCTGGCCGGGGAAGTACAACATCAACTCTGAGGCATGCATTCGTGTAGTGCCCAGGGATCCTGAGCCCAACCTCGCTGACGGCATGCCAACCTGGACGCACTAAGCTCGTGTAACCAGCGTAGCGCTGGGATATAATGTAGCTAATGGGGGAATGGTTCCCCGGGAGAAAACGCATGACTTACAAGACGCTCTTCACCACGACAGATACTCTGAACACCGAGAATCACGGCCCGCTTCAGATCGAGGTCGAAGCGGATTCCCTCGGAATGGCGACAATTCGCTTCGGGAATTCCTTCACGCTTCGGATTAACGAGTTCAACATCGATGAACTGAGAAGCATTCTCTACGATGTGAGTCGTCGTGCAGCGATCCAGCGGACTGCTGAAGAAGGGGCCTGATCTTTGAAATTCGTGGGGGACACGGACCGCTAGGAGCGCCGAATCAGGTGCTGATCTAGATCATAGCGGTTGCGTAAGCGTGACAAGCGGACGTACGAGCCGGAGTCGCAGGCCGTGTCTAGCTGGGGAAGTATGGGAACCCCAGCATCTTTTCATTCCCGTGCGGGACTTTCTTTTCTTTGCACATGCGGGACTTTCTTTTCTTTGCACGTGTGGGAATATTTCCATTTAGAAACTTTCCTTTCTGCACGCGTGTAAACAAGTTCTGCGCGTGGTATTATTTATCTAATGAGAGGAGGCGGTAACATGCGAACTAAAACTAGAAACTGGATAGCCGTAGCCGCCTTTCAACGGGGCGGGGCTGGAAAGCACGCCAACAAAGCACGCCGAGGATCCGGAAAGGGTTCAGGCAAGTCGGCCCGACATGTCAAGCACAAGGGTCGGAAAGGATGGTAGAGATGCGAGACCTTACACCCTTTGAGGCAGCCCATGACCGACTCAATGCCCTGGCAGAGAATCTGGCCCGGGCCAACGCCGTCAACAAGCTGATCGAGGACTTGATGGAGGAGGAGCGACACTGTACCCTTCCCATCAGCGGAAGCGCCGAGGTGGTCTTCGAGACCCGGGAGCACGAGGATGCGGTGGCTGCCCTCAAGATTGTTGCAACCATGGATGCCCTGATGGGAATTTCGGCGTGAGTCGAGTTATTGAAGAAAGCATCCAGGAGCTGACTGAGGCTGCCCTGGCATTGCAGAATACAAAGCCTCTGCCGCCTGAAAGCCCTGCGGGGTTGGTGGAGTGGACGTCCTACCGGGCGGCAGAGGCTGAGTGGAATGCCCTTAATGGAGAGCGACTCACTGACCTCTGGGGTCGTGTCGATGCCCTCCGGTCCATCCTCGACGGGTGTGACTAGTTCTGATTAAATCCGCCGGCTCGTGTAACCCACGGTCGCCTGGGTTATAATGTAGCTAATGAGGGAATGGACCCCGACTGAAAGGAAGCGCATGAACACACACTATCACATCGAGCACACCCACAACCGGACGGTCCGCAACCACCGGGGGATGCTCACATCTGAGGCTGTCAACCGCGTCAAGGTCCGCCTCAACGGCGGGGTGGTCTTCACCCACAAGGCCGAGGTCTCTGAGTTCCGCGCCCAGGAGCTGGTCAGGCGGATGCAGGCCGAGTCGGTCCACGAGCGGTCTTTTCTCGAGATGCGGCGCAACCCTCACTTCGAGCATGCCGACAGCTCCCTGTTCGTCAACAAGTCCCACAGCGGCCGAGCCGGTGGTGGGCGCTACTCCTACACGGTGTACTCCTCGACGGAGGCGGAGCTGACCGCCTGGACGGAGCGCCTGTACGGTCGCTTCCACCCGATGGGCTATGGCACCATCGCCAATCCGATCGCCACCTTCCGTGACCTGGGCGGACGCGACGTCTATCAGGTGACCGCCACCCGGTGGGGGTCCTGTGACTGACCCCTTCGCCGCCCTGGTCGTTTTCGCCCTGGCCTTTGGCTTGCTGGTGGCCACGGCGCTTCGTGTAATGATGGGTGAGTAGTGGTATTATACTGATATGAGCAAAACGTATATTATGCCCGGCAGTCGAGTCACCCACATCTGGGACCCTGCTCGCGACCTCCCAGGCACCGACCCCGTGGTCGGCACCGTCCGGACGAAGAGGTTCGGCAAGGTGACCGTCAGGTGGCCTGAGCGTGCCCAGCACATCGAGCCCTGGAACAGCGGCTACCACAACCTGTGGGCAGTTCGTGTAGCGGGCGACCGAACCAGATAGAATGTAGCTAATGGGGCAATGCAGCCCTGGTGGAGACCACATGGACCTCTTCGAATTTGACCCTGCTGCCATCGGCGGCGCCTTCCTCCTGGGTGGCTTCGGCTACCTCTACGCAATCATCCTCTTCTGCTTCTAGGAGTACCAACATGTCCCGACCCACGATTCCCAAGACCCTGATGGCCGAGCTGTGTGCCAAGGTAGACACCATCGGCGCCGTCGAACACGTGGCTGAGTGCTACGACCTCTGGCTCGAGGCCATCCTCGATGTCCCTGACATGGGACCCAAGTACAGCCGTCTCATCTTCAGCAACAGCAAGGGTGCCCGAGGCTCCATCCTGTTCTGCGAGGGACAGCGCAAGGCAGCACGTCGTGCGGCCCGAGGGGAGGCGTAGGTGTTTACCTTCCTAGTCGGCTTCGCCGCATTCCTGTACATCTGTGACAAGCTTCTTCCTGCCACCGACGAGTAGGACCTCGTGTAGCGAACAGTGCTGAGTGGTATTATACTATCAATGACACACGACATCACAGACATTACCGCCCGCGTCGAGAGGCGCCACCGAAACCTCAGCATGTGCGTGGAGATCGTTGCCGTGGGCATCGACACCGCCCAGGTCGTCAACATGGTCACCGCCCTCAAGCTGGTCCGACGGACCCCCTGGGGGCAGGCCGAGAGCATCGGCGACATCAAGGGCGCCATCTCCCAGTCCGGCATCCTGACCTGGGTGTCCGGTTCCTGGCGCGTGTAATGGACCCGACCCTGGGTTATAATGTAGCTAATGGGGGATGCACCCCCAACCCCCTGGAGAGAAACATGAACCACTCTGACCGCGAGCTCGCCCTCATCGCCAACACCGACGTCCTGGGTTTCATCCGGGCTCGGAACGCCGAGCTCAAGGCCCAGGCCGAGGCCGAGGGCTGGCAGTTGCTGATGATGCCGTGCGAGTCCCTGGCGGACGAGTACGCCAACGTCTACGAGTACCTGCACTGCGGTGCGGCGTCCCAGTACAGCGACTGGTACAAGGAGCTGAATGGCATCCGCCCCAGGTGGATGAGGTACTCCCAGATGCGCCTCGAGGAGATCGAGGGCATGATCGACCGCCTGTCCAGGGAAGCTGACCTTCGGCAGGAGGAGGACGCCTGGCGCGACCGCCTGGACCGCGAGCACTTCGCCGCAATGGAGAAGAAGCAGCAGGCGGAGCAGGAGCTCCTGACCTGGGAGAGGACCGATGGAGTCCTGTTCGCCATCCAGGACCGACTGATGGGGCTTTAGCCCAGGTCACGTGTAACCGACCCGGCCCTGGGTTATAATGTACTTAATAGGGGATGAACCCCACCCGTCCTGAAAGGACTTCACAATGACAGCTTTTCTCGTAACCTACTCGATCGTCAACCTCTGCCTGGGCGCCCTGGCTACTGCCACCTGCTAGATTGACCCTGGGACGGGGACTTCGGTCCCCTCCCACCCTCCGCGTGTAACGCGGCCGCCGACAAGATATAATGTACTTAATAGGGGATGAACCCCACCCGTTCTCGAAAGGAACTTCACTCATGGCAAACTCCGAAAACACTGACAGCACCGAGACCACCGAGCCCACCGTCCGCAAGACCTGGCAGTTCGGTCACTTCCAGACCAAGCACGACGGCAAGCGCTGGCGCCTGGTCCGCACCCACGACACCGACGGCTTCACGTTCGGCGGCGACGTCGGGAAGATCGTGGCGTCCAACAAGTCCGCCACCCCGCTGGTCGCCCTGGCCCGCGAGATGAGCCGAGTCGAGAAGCGGGCCATCCGCCTCAACAAGCTCCAGTCCCAGGCCTTCGCCCTCAAGAGCCGCATCGACGCCATCGAGGCCGAGATCGAGGCTGAGTTCGCCGCGTCCGTGGAGGCGGCCTAAGACCGACCTCAACTGCCACTGCTTCATCCGTCACGCTGTGAGCCCGGAGCACCGGGCCCAGGTGGCGGCGAACATGGAGTACTTCCGGACCATCGGTGACACCAACGGCGTGATGATCGCCCTGATGCAGCTGTCGGGCGATTGCCCGGCCAAGCGGGCTCGCCGCCTCGACCACGGCACCACCGTGGAGGCTCCGGCTCCGATCGAGGCTCACTGATCCCGTGTAGCGGGGACGCTGACGAGTTATAATGTAGCTAATGGGGGATGAACCCCCTGGAGAAAACACATGACCTACATCATCCTCAAGAACGGCCAGCGCGACGGCCTCCCAGTCTGGGCCGCCGTCCCATTCCTCACCCTCGAGTTCGCCAGCGAGGCTGTCCGGCTCCTCGAGTCCAATCTCAACCGACTCAAGGACCACAGTCCCTACACCATCTCGACCCTGGAGTCCAACTAGCATGAGCGACATCCGAATCCCAGTCATTCGCACCATCCGCGTCCCGAATATGAAGCAGCGCGTTAATGCCGCCCTCGAGGTCGTCGGGCAACTCAACGATGACATTCGGACACTTCATGATGATGCCAAGGCATGTCCCGAGACCGTCGTCCGCGGGAACGTGACCCTGCAGCAGGACCTCTACGGCGCCCTGTTCGATGTGCGTGAGGCGGTTGACTGCCTGCAGGACGTGCTCACCAGCCTGGACTTTGTCCAGGACCCCGGGGGTGAGGTGCCGGTCGTCCCGGTGGGGGCGGACCTCTTCGGCCGCGGCAACCAGGAGGCCTGGTAGTATGGACGATCGACAGAGGATGGCATGCTGGGCAGGGATGCGGATCCCAACCAACCAGCTCCGACTTACCAATGCCGTGAGGCTCCTCGAGGGTGTGGCCCTCGACGTTGAGGGGATGTACGAGGCTTCGGCTGACATGTCTCCTCCATTCTACACCCAGGGCAACTCCCCCCTAGGCACTGACCTGGGCGGTGCCCTGAACGAGCTGGAGCGGGCACTGAAGAGCCTGAGCCGAGCCCGGGCGCTCCTCGAGAACTGCACCGTCCTCACCGACCTTGATGGGAATCCCGTGTAGCGGGGACGCCGGTGGGTTATAATGTAGCTAATGGGGGATGAGCCCCCGGTGACAACCACAGTTCCTAGGACTTCAACATGAACAACTACCGCATCGCATTCACCTACTCCTTCCAGGGTGGGCCGATCAAGACCAACTACCGAAACGTCAAGGCTGACGACCCGGACACCGCGGTCTACCTCCTCCTCAAGTACACCCCCAGCGCCCTGAAGGCCTGGGTCGTCACGGAGACCAACTAGCATGGCACATCCCAACACCGACTTCGAGGTCGGGGACATCGTCCGCATGACCGCCCCGGCCTTCCGACACCTGCAGCGGTTCGGCCCCCGGGCCGAGCACTGGAAACTGGTCCCAGGCTTCACCGGCATCGTCCGCGAGGTCCTGCAGGGTAACCTCGACCATCACACCTACATCATGGTGGAGGACGTCATCGGACGCATCTACAACTGTCGACCGACCCAGCTGGTCCAGGCGGACTGCTAGGGTGTCGGCGCTTCCCACATCACCCGACGGCCGGCGGTGGATCGACGGCTTTTGCATCGGAGACCGGGTCGTCTTCTACGGCAAGCCTGGCACCATCACCAGCTACCATCCAGCAGCCACGACGGCCGATGAGTGGGGTGAGGTTGAGCCCGAGTTCTGGGGTGTCACCCTGGACAACGAGGAGTGGCGCCTGGCCGACTTCGGCTACATCAACGAATTCGATTTCCTCGTGTAGCGAGCCACGCCAAGTGGTATTATAACATCAATGGGGGGATGAACCCCCCGGAGAAAAGCATCATGGCCAACTCGAACATCACCCCCGTCACCGAACTCTCCACCATCGAACTCTGCGAGGAGCTCCAGGCCAATGCCCGTGCCCAGGACGGCGACCTCGACGTCGCCAACCTCGCCTCCACCATCGCCCGGGGCACCGCCCTCCTGGAGGAGTTCGAGACCCGGACCACCGTCGACCCCCAGGCCCGTGAGGAGGCGACCAACTTCATCCGGGCCCAGGTCATAAACAACGGTGGCATTGGTATCGTGTAGCGAGGCTGCCGACTAGATATAATGTAGCTAATGAGGGGAGCACCCCCTCGGAGACAGATCACATGACAGGACTCATCACAGGCGGCATCATCGGAATCCTCATCGGCTGCGCCATCGTAGGCATGGCCAACTTCATCGAGGACGCCCTGTACCTGCGCCGCCGCAACAACCGTCGCTACTAGGAGACAACAGTAATGGTCACTGACCCTTCAGCCGTCCGCATCCAGCGGGTCCTCCCTCACCAGAGCATCATGGGTGTCAGCACCCCCAACCCGGTCGCGATGCAGCGCTTCGCCGACACCGTCACTCGCATGGGCCTGACCGTGGACGAGCTGATCCTCTTCGCGCAGAGCCCGGTCACCGGTCCCAACTACGAGTTCGGTGACAAGCGGGTCCGGTACTCCGCCGCCAAGAAGCGCTGGTTCGTCCGGTGCGTCGTCGAGGCTCACTTCCTCCCCGCCCAGGACCTCGTGTAGCGAACAGCGCTGAGTGGTATTATAACATCAATGGGGGGATGAACCCCCCGCGGAGACTCAGAATGTCCTACACCATCCCCCGCGACCAGAACCCCACAACCCGTCGCGACAGTCTGCAGTGGTACGGCGTCTGGACCCGCGGACAGCGCGTCCTGGCCTGGTCCCGCGACGCCTCCCGGACCCAGTGGTGCACCATCACCTGCATCCCCCGCCGGTCCGACGGCACCGTCTACGTCACCTTCGACGGGGGCGAGTCCTACGAGCTGGATGGCTACCAGCTGATGTGCAATCAGAACGCCGCCGACCGGGGAGAGGTCTGGGCGCAGCCCGCCAACCAGCGCTAGGAAGGCCCTGGCCAAGGGCCCCTCAAAGGGCTGCCCAAACGGCCCCCACAAGAGCCCCCACAAGGGCCCATGTGTGTGGGGCTTATAGGGCCCGCTGGAGGGCGCCAGGGTCCCTCACAATCTACGTGCATTTTTAAAATCGTTTCCGAAAACTTTTCTAAAAACCTAAAACGCCTACTTCTAAAAATTTTTCTCGGGAAATTTTGAGTTTCTCTCTAATATTTAGTATGTACACGCGCGTACAGAGGCACATCTAATGTTAGGAAAGAGCAGCATGGTTCGTAGACTACTCAGCGACACGTGGGTCCTAGCCCGCCAGGTCATTCAGCTCCAGTCATCCAGGGAGGTCTACACCCTCCTAACCTTAACATTCGTTGCGGGCCTCGGGCTTGGTGCCATAATCCTATAGGACGGAAACAGATAATGAAACTAACAGCATCACAGTTAAGACAGATTATCCGTGAAGAGCTCAGTGAGAGCCGTAGAAACCCTGCCGATCGATTCAAGGTAGGCAACGAGGGATTTGAGACACAGGCCGAAGCCGAGGCATACGCCGATAAGATAGCAGGCGAGCCAGGATGGGAGTCCGATGTCAACGTCGTAGATACATCCACCGAAATGGCAGTCTACACCGCCGGAGAGGGTACCGATGGGAAACCGCTCGCCGAAGAGTATAGGGGTAGCCGCGATGACACCCGCGGGGGATATGGCAATTGGACGGGATTCTAACCATGAGACTGACTCTACGCCGGCTAAGAAAGATAATCTCGGAAGAGATAGCAGCAGAGGGAAAGAAGAAGCCCCTGGTCAAGCCGGCCCGTGGTGGATATCGCATAGAGGAGCCGGAGTCAGTGGAGGGATACTGGCGAGACAACAAGGACGGTACCAGGACATGGGTCAAGCGGCACAAGAGCACGTCGGACACCCTGGCCCTGGACTACGCACCCGAGGACCTGAATCCCAAGTCCGATGAGGGCGTCGATAAAGAGCTAGACGAGAAGAAGCGGAAGAAGCGGAAGAAACGCAAAAAGCGGAAGAAAAAGAAGAAGAAGGCCTACCACGCCTCAGCAGGCTCCGTGGCAGCACTACGAGACAGTGGCGACAGCTGCGAGAAGGCCATCAAGGCCGGAAAGTTCGACTGGGCCGGCAAGGGCAAGTGGGCCGCATGCCAGTCAGCGCACATAGTTGCTACCGGGAAGCCAACCGTTCCCCAGGGTTCCAAGTTTAAGGGAGGCGAGGGGCCGCACGGTGGCGGTGAAGGTAGTCATATGGTCAAACCTAGAAAGAAGCGAAAAAAGGGGAAGAAATGAACGTTACCAGACAGACACTTAGGGACATGATACTGGCGGAGATCGAGTCGCTCGATGAGGACGGCCTGATACCACTGGAGCCGGTCGGTGGCCTTGGGAAATCAACTGCTGCCGTACTTCGAACACTCGAGTGGGGCCAGGATAAGGATGTCCAGGATTTCGCCAAGGACCTGGCCGGAGCGCTCGACGATGGCGAGTTGGCCGCATTTCTCAAGACTTTGACACCAGCACAGCTGACCATTATTGGAGTCGGCTCTGCCGCCGGTGCCCGTGTCGATGAGGGACAGAACCTGGTCGAGGCTGTTATCAATCGCTCCGAGGAGGCTCGCACTATTGCTGCCTGGCGCTGGCCAGACATCGAGCAACCAGAAGAACAACTGACGTCAGATTACTTTGTTAGAGTAATGGGGCTGTTCCAGGACGACCATCCGGGTCGTCCGGTCGAGAAGCTGAAAGATTGGCTTGTAAACACACTTAAGCCTGAAATCGACGACATGCTTGGCGCTTTTAAAAATAAATTTGGTGTCACGCCTGATGATAGCCTTAGTCTTCTCTTCGCCTATAAACTAGATAAAGAGCAGGACAAGCCGGGTGGGGACCTTTCGTCTTCGGAGTGGCTTGCTGATTTGAATTTAGATCGACACGAGGATCTTGGTATAATTCATCTTGCTGACTGGAAGCGAATTAAGTTCAAGGCTGATGGTGCACAACCAGAAGATGATCCTGAGGAGATACTAATGCCAACACAAAGTGGAATGGGTAAGAGACAGGATGAGACAGTCCTGATGACCGTCGGACAATTCCGTGACATGGTCAAGGAGGCCATGGAGGCGGGAATGTTCGGCAATATTGAAAAGCATGACACCGGTGTTAACAAAGGTGACACCAGCAGGATTAGCTGGGGCGTTAACCTGGACACCAAGTACGAAGGTGGATCTAAGTATGATGTGAATAAATTCTCCGAGTATATTGGCAACAAGTACGGTGGCGTTAATGGTGCGCTGGATAACCCGCGACTTAGGAGGATCATGGGGGCAGCTAGGACTGCCGGAAAGGTCCCGGAGTATGTCGACATGGAGACTAATACTGAAATCAACCCACCGCCGAGTGGACCCCCACGTGATGTCGCCGTTGAAGCTATCAAGGCTGAGATTGATAAATATATTAACAAAAAAGAACCGGGTAAAGAACTAGAAAACCCTAATATTGATATCCCTAATATTGATATCGATGCCCACAACATTTTCACCCACTGGAAGTACTTTGGAGTCCCGACTGATTACCTCGATCCAAACGATGTTGAGGGTGTGTGGCAGTCTTACACCACCAACGAGTCAGTCCTGATGACCGTCGGACAGTTTCGGCGGCTGGTCCGCGAGGCTGCCACGGCAGGAAGCAGTAGAGAGGCTGCTAGCAATGATGTTGGTGCACTATTTGCTCGTATTCTAAAAGTTGAGGATGAGGAGCAGAAAAATGATCTTCTCAATAGATTAGATAACGCTGGACAGGATATCGGACAACGAGATGAGATTGCGGCTGAGCTTCTTGACATTGAGGAGCCTGTTAGTGACTTCATCCATCCTGCTGAGGACCAGCACCGCTCCATGGAACGACTAGAACAACTTCGAAAAGAATCCGATGATATTCTTAAGAAACTACTTAGTAGCATGAGTTCCGAAATAATACTATTAAAACTTCGTCGACTTGTGTATAATGATGATAGTAGTCGTAAACGACTGGCCAAGTGGATGGAGGATCAAGCTATGGGAATTCCTGATGATGCTCTTCTTAAAAACTGGCTAGACGAAATTGGTCCTGAGGAGGCTTATGATGACCTTGCTAAACTTGAAGATAAGTTAATGAAGGGGTCATCAATGGAAGAGCGTATCAATCGAGGAATTGACTCTCTAAAGCAATAGGAGATTATTCTATGGACATAGCTGGAATTGAACTGACACCTGTCGCCATAGAGGCTATGATGACTGCCATCTCTGAGGAGTCGGCGCTAGGCGTTCGGCTGGCTGTTGTCGGTGGTGGTTGCTCTGGTTACTCCTATAATATGGACTTCATCGATGCATTAGAGGACATTGACGATGAGGATATTGCATCCACCGATGATGACCTATTGGTGGTTGTCGATCCGCACACCGCTGGAATGTTAAAGGGCACCACTGTAGACTATACTATCACCACCATGTCACGTGGGTTTGTCTTTATAAATCCCAATGCAAAAACTACGCGTGGATGTGGAAGTAGTTTCTCCTAGGCTCAACGCCGGGACGACGCAAGCCGGCGGCCGGCGGTGTAGGCGAACGCATCTCTCGGGCCCCCGCGAAAAAATGCGAGCACTGACAAAAAAAACCAATCGCGAAAAAATCCCGTTGGGATTTAATCCAATCCACTGCCATCGACGGGAGGGGTTGAAAATCAAGACCTCTCAGCCGCCTAATAATAGTTATTGACTGTTATTTGGGGTCACACGATCTCATAACGGAAGGATAAATAGTTATGGAAATTTTGAATAAGGCCGGAGGCCTACTCAAGTCGCTCACGTCGTTGAGCATATCATTGTTAGCACTGGGAGTCGTCCTGCAGGTGCTGTTTGGGGCTACCGTCCCATTCGTTCAGGTGGACGTCGTCGGAAGTGTTGTTGATGTCACCAAGCAGTTGGGGTCTGAGGGCCTGGTAGGCCTGGTTGCTCTCTGGGTACTTGTCGCCACACTAGATAAGAACTCAGAACAGACTTAGTTTCAAGAACTTGAATTCCAAGGGGTCGCCTCATTTCTGGGGTGGCCCCTTTCTATTTTCTGATCGGCACATATCTATTATAGGAGGTCGATATGAGAGGTCAGAATCACCTTATATTCGCGATCATGGTTGCTGCGCTGACATTTATCGGCCTCGTCGCCGCAATTGAGACGGCTGCCGATGAAATTCCCAGTGAAAATGACATTGTGCAGGAGGACACCTAAGGCCATCCAACCCGTAGGCCACCTTACCTATTGGTGTTAATAGGCGAAGTGTAACAGGGGACGTCCTAGGGGGTCTCACGATGGCTCTAATAGGTTAATTTTGATCCGGTGGTGGATATATATTGATAGGAGGCGTCAAAATGAAAATTACGCGAGGACACCTTAGGAATTTTATCATCAACGAAATCAACTCGATTGTTGAAAGGAAGGATCCAAAAGCTGCTGTTAGAAATCGCGGTGATGTTGTCTTTCCAGCTGAGAGCTCGAAAGTCCTTGACGATGAGGATCATTTTCCAATAAATAGTGAAAAGCAGGCCATCGCAGCCGTTGGATATGCCAACCACTATAAACTGGGAAATCCTCCTAGCTGGTTTAAGGGTTCTGTTACCGAACTCCTAGATGCAGTTATTGCAGCTGTCGATAAAAAGTATCCAGAAATAGAACTGTCGGATGCGGCTAAAAATCCTGGTAAGGGATAGTTTAATCAGATAGCCTCTACTATGAGATAATAGGCAATTTAATTCTCGATACTGTCGAGTAGTAGTTTATTTTTTAGGTCGTCGTTAATACTTATAGTGTGTCATTACGCACACGTGTAGGAGATTTATACCATGAAAGTAACAGTTGGAGCCATTAGGCAGATTGTTCGTGAAGAGGCCGAGAGGCTTAATGAGGATGGAGGGGCTGAAGCTGGAGCTGAAGCGATATCAGATATGGACATGCTAGCATGGGCCAAGGGTGAGTTGACGCAACTTCTTAAGGATCTGCCAAATAGGTGGAATGCAGGGCTAAAAACCTCCATTGTTGACTTTATTAAGCTTCTGGGCGAAAAGCCAGCAGCAGCAAAAGTAATCATGGCAAAAGCCGATGCGGCCGCTGATCGTCTCGGGGAATCCATTGCGCGTGACGAACTTCGCAATCTAATCATGGCAGAGGCCGCAGAACTAGTTCAGGACTGAGTTATGGCAAAGATATCCCTAGAGTCGCTAAAGAATATCATCCTTGAGGAGGCAGTCTCACTATCAGAGTATGCCGCCAAGGGCGCGGATATGTCATCCGATGCTGAGGCCTTTGACGATCCCGAGAAGCTGGAGGGAATGAGAGAAAAGGCTGAAGCCGCGATTGCCAGGCTTCCTGTCGATCATGCTGACCTTGCTAACTATGTGGAGCGTCTCCAGGGAATGTTGTCCGGAGCTAAGACAGAGCAAGATCTACGCGCTGTTAAAGATGCGGCTGATATCTGGCATAATCGGGCTCGCCGCCTAATGAAATGGAAGCGCTTCGAGTATGAGGAGTCAGATGACATGACTGAGTCGCGTGCTGATGGCTCCAAGAGGGATCCCCTCAAGGATGTGTTGGCACACCTTCGACCTGAGGACGCCAGTGACGCGACGCACGATGCATGGGCTGGTGGTGGAGATAGGGCGGAAAACCTTGTAGCCCCTGTCGACCAGGCTAAGAGGCAATCAGGTATAGAGACCACAGAGGAACAGGAGATAATGCCAGTTGCTGCAATCGATGAGGGCATTGCTGACATGTCTAGGTCACTGGCATCGGAGACAAGGTTCTCACCGGAGGATCACCTTGCGCCTCACAAACCTATGTCGGCGATGAGATCGTTGGCTGAGATTATGCTTGAGCAGGATACAATTCAGACATCTGGCATGATTGTCAACAGTCTTAAAGGTGAGGCAGGATCTGAGGCTGCTTATATGTCATGGTTAAATGATGAAGAAACAAATGAAACTCTAGATAATCTATTCGTAACATTAAGCGCCGGCACTACGATAGATGATAAAGAAGTATTAAAAGTTATTTCTCAGCCTCAAATACCTCAAGAAGATATTGAAGTTAGCACTGAAGAAACTGAGGAAATTGCTGAACATGGGGATGAAGAGGAATCTAAACTAATACTTAATGATTCTGATGAAATTTCAGAATCCAGCTGGCTTGCAATTGCCGGCATTAAATAAAAACTAACAGGAGAATTAAAATGAATCTTAAGGAATTACTTTCTAAGTTAAATCCACTTTCGTGGAGCCGACCGGTTCAACTCGTAGCTGGTGGAGCCGCTCTTGGCGCTGCCGCATGGGTCCTTCTTTCTAGCGGTTGCTAGAGAGTTAACTACTCGACATGTTAATCATTGAAAGATGTGTCGACTTGAATAGGATGGAGCAGGACTTGCTCCATTCTTTTATAGTTTTTGCCCTAGACTATATTAAAATTCCCTGCCCCAGAGCCATTGTCATTGTAGGTGACAGAAATGATGCCGGCATTAGGACAACAGCAATGTTTAATCCTAGTGAACACATGATAAAGGTTTTGGGGCGGGGAAGGGCACTTCCAGATATTTTAAGGTCTTGTGCGCATGAGTTAGTGCACTTTAGGCAGATGTTAACGGGTGAGCTGGATACATATCCCCATACTGACGTGGGTGGATACCTGGAGGATCAGGCTTCAAGTGGCGCCGCTGAAATGTTAAAGGCATTTTCATATCTATTCCCACCAGATATTATCTACACACCTCGTCAGTGAGGAGCTAAGTTTTAAAATGTTTAAGAGTACCAACTTCATAGTTGCATTCTTTTTTGTATTTTCCCTGTCATTTTCATTTTATGTGGCATCTAGCACGCTTTATAGTACCGACTTGCATGCCAAGGGAGCAGATGAGAAACAAGATTTAGCACATGAATTTTATCCAAACTTCGCTTCTGCGCCCTATGAAATTATGAATAGCAGTATTTTAAAAGAAATAACAATATTACCTTTAAATTCGAATGATAGTATGGGCGATCTTCTCTCTGATCAAAATATGTCTTTTTGTGATGATAACTTATCATTAAATAGCAGGCATATTAGTCCAATTGCTAATAGTTTTGCACCTAATTACTACACACCGGCTATTTTTGTTGTCACGAATTAATTTATTTTAAAATAATTAATTTTATGGAGCAACCTAAAGTCAGAGCCGAAGAATGCCTATTCGGTCTAGGTTTTTACAGGATGCCAAAACGGCCACATATTCATGTTTGGCCTGAATTTCCTAATCCTACACCAGAGTTTGCACCAGATCCAAGCTATGTTATACATCGATGTGGCATTGCAATATCAGCAATGACGCAGGAAGGTGTCCATGACTTTAGGGAGACACAAAAAAATAGAATTTGGGAATCTAAGAAGCACAATATAAAAGTAAAGCTTCAAGGAACTAGCGGACATGCCGATCTTAGGGTTGTAATTATATTTGAGAAGTTTTGACATGACAAACAAGCTATTGCGAGAGTACATTAAAAGGATATTGCAGGAGATGACTCCTGAAGAAATTCATGATGTCTGTCCAGGCCTTGACCCAAAAGATCGTATGCAGTCAATAGCAACCGCAATGATCGCACATTCAGCACAGACTAGAAGAACTGGTGAACCTTACCATACTCATCCCATAGCAGTTGCACAAATTATTAGCAAGTATTATGGAAATGATAAGCATGCATGTTTAGTTGGCCTATTTCATGACACCTTTGAAGATGCCCCTAGAAAAGGGACAGCAACTGAAGATGAACTTAAAGCATGGATTAAAGAAACAGAAGATGAAAGCATTGATAAGGATAAAATTATTGATGCCGTGCTTGCTTTAACGCATGAAGCTGGTGCAAATTATACTGACTATCTTCTTACTTTACGTAAAAACCCATTAGCCCTTAGGGTTAAATTGGCTGACATGTTACATAATGTTTCATCGGGTGGATTAAAGAGGTCATCATGGGAAAAATATATTTCTGCGATTCATGCGCTGTCTCCAGACAGTACAATACCTGCACACATTAGTAGTGAACACTGGAAGGCATTAAATGCTGCCCTGGAAGCTAATGAGCCACCAGAACCTAAAGATGTTGCATAATTGTTAAATTAATTCGATTAATAAACAATTTAGTTGTTCCCTTTTACTTATTTTTATGATAAATTTAATAAAAGATCAACGTGGACAGGGCATGACTGAGTATGTTATTATACTTGTGGCCATTGCTATTGTCTGTATTGCAATATCAGTTCAGTTCGGTGGAAAAATTAAGAGCTTGTTTGAGACGGCTGACGTAGAAATTGATACTGTTGACTCAAACATGTAACAAATGCCCAATTCCATCCTAGTTATAGATGGAGCATTTAAAACCATGTCTGATAAAATTGATTTTCGATCTATGACTAGAAATTTTCTTCGCGGGGAGGCAGATGAAGACACATCTGAAGCCGTAGAAGAGGCTACACTGTTAAAAGAGGCAGCTGATAGGCGACTTTTAATAGTTCATGAGGCTGCACGCTTAAAGAATACATTCAACAGTGCAGAATTGACTCTTCTGGTCGACGAAATAAAAAGACTTTAATTATATTTTTCAATAAAGTCTAGGACTATATCTGTCCGAGGCCCTATTGCAACATTTTCCATTATACTCGTTGCTGAATGTATCATTCCAATTAAGTGTCCACGTTCATTTAGTACAGGAGATCCACTAGATCCTGGTGCAGCTGGTATAGTATAGATTTGCTCGTTTTCATACCTAATTTCACCTGAATATATTCCCTCAAATGTTAGGATAAACTTATTACCAAACATGGCATATGGAGCTGATATATTAAAAACTCTATCGCCAACATCTGGATGAATTCTACTTAACTTTACACTCGACAAATTAGTTGGTGCTGACATTAATATGCAGAGGTCATTTTCAAAATCGACTGCAATGATTTCAGCAGGAAAAGTTATATTATCCCAATTTTTTACTGTTATAAATGACATGATAAATTCACTGTTAGCAACACCGTCACTTATTTCATAAGTTGAGCACACATGACCGGCAGTTAGTATTAATGTTTCATTTCGATCACTTTTTACAATAATTCCAGATCCAAATACCTGTCTCTCACTATTACTAGATAAATTATCGGTTAAATTTACATTACTTATTCGGACATGTACAAATGAATCATATGAAATTATGCTACTAGCTTGCATGTTTTCATTTTGAAAATTACAACCTAAAATAGACACTACCACTAATAAGGTTAAAAGTAATTTTAGGTTTCTAATGATGCCCATACAAATAACTATATAAACAAGGAATTTATCTATGATAACTGCGATTGGTGATGTCATGAGAGAGTGTTATTCACGAGGTTGGATAACAACGAGGGATGGAAACTGCTCCTTACGTCGAAGCAGAGATAGTAAAATCTATATAACACCGTCAGGAGTGCGAAAAAATATTATTTATCCTGAATCGATTAAAAAAATTAACATAGTAAATGGCTCCCTTAGATTTAAGCCAAATTTAAATCCATCTGGTGAAATAGAAATGCACTGGCAACTACTCAAAGATGCTGATAATACACGATGTGTGCTACATGTTCATGCAACCAATATAGTGGCTGCTATGTATGCTGGTTGGGATTTACAAGTAATGGCAAGTGCATTTCCTGAAATATATCGATATACCCGGGTCGGAAAAAACGTGCCAGCTGTTCCTGCAATATCACAGGAGCTGGCAGACAATACATCGACAAAATTAGGCCTGATTGATGGGTCTATAGAATATGATATTGTCGGCCAGACTAATCATGGAGTGTGTGCTGTAGGAACTAATCCATGGAATGCTTTTGAACATGTTGAAAGATTGGAACATATATGCCAAATTGTTCTAAAGTCAGGAGTTAATCCTTAACATTAATTTTTAAATTTAAAATATTTATTGTTGCAACCTTTAGCGGTGGATGACTTCTATTTATGACAATAAATACCATGACTTTAAAGCTTGACTCGGCCTACAAGCCTATAGAAATAATATCATGGCAAGATGCAATATCTTTAGTTATAACAGGAAAAGCATACGTAATTGAGTCATATGAAAAACTTATACGATCCGCAAAGGAATCCTGGAAAGTACCTGCAGTTATTGTTTTAAAGCAGTTTATTAAATTAGAATATTCAAGCTTTTCATGTACTAGAAAAAATATTCTCCTGAGGGATGACTATACATGCCAGTACTGTGCAAGAAAATTTCATAGTGAAAAGTTAACCCTAGATCATGTAATTCCTAGATCTAGGGGTGGTGAAAAATCTTGGATAAACATTGTTACAGCTTGTCAAAAATGTAATCAAAGAAAAGGAAATATGCTTACTCATGAGGCGAAGATGTTTCCCATTAATAAACCTATCGCACCTAATAGAAAATTTTTAATAAAATTTTTAAGCTCTAAGCTAAAAATCGATGTGGAGAGCTATATTTGACAAAAAAATTAAACAAAATTACTGTCTCTAGTATTTTTCTAATAGCTAATACAATAGAGAACTAGTAATTAATGATTATTAAAAATATAGATCAAGTTTCCTCTTACTTAAAAAGTAATAATCTATATACTAATAAAGAAATATATCTAACATCTGGGGGCTTTGATCCCTTACATGTCGGCCACCTCAGATGCATTCAAGAAACAGTTAATCTGGCTAGCTCCAATAATGGAATTGTAGCTATTGTAGTAAATGATGATGGATTCTTGCTAAGAAAAAAGGGTTATGCCTTCATGCCTATAGGTGAGCGCATGGAAATAATTAATGGAATCGCTGGTGTTGATATCGTAACTACCTGGGATGATGGAAGTCAAACAGTAGTAGGCGCTATCGAGATACTCAGGCCAAGCTTTTTTACAAAAGGTGGAGATCGAACTGATTTTACAAATGTTCCTGAGCATTCTACATGCTTAAAAGTTGGATGCGAAATCATTTTTGGTGTAGGTGGTGGAAAAATTCAGTCAAGCTCTGATTTAATTACAAATATGAAAAATGTCGAAATAGACTCTGCCTGATAATTAATATTGTCTAAGCAAAAGGGGTTTGACATGCCAAATAATCCATCCGACGATCCTATTAATAATAAGCTAGTCGCAATAGAAAATATACTGTCTTCAGCTGCTGCCCTTAATGGTGGGTTTGATAAATTAATGCTGGAGATTAAGTGTATAAAAAATACCCAGGAAGAAATGAAAGAGTCGCTGGCTAAGATAACAGATACAGTATACGATCCAGAGGTTGGTCTCCTTACCAAGGCAAGAGATGTTGAGATGAAACTAGCTAATCTTGACCGTTTTGACGAAACCCTAGAACCTATTGTAGACAGGCACAAGGAGATGTCACTTTGGATTGATTCGAGAGAAAAGGATATAGAAAAGTGGACCGATAAAAAGACCGACTTACTAATTGAGATTGATAGGTTAACCCAGTGGAAAAATAACGTCACTAAGCTCCTATGGATTATTTGTGGATCAGTTGCAGGTCTCTTAGCTAAAAATTTCTTCTCCCTCTTGGTACAATAGGATATGTCCGGATTCAGAGAGCACAAATCAACGTCTGATCGATCAGCCACAGATAGAAGACGGCATAAACAAAAAATCAATAAAGCCATAAAAGATGGAATTCAACATATCGTTGCAGATGAGTCTATTATCGGTAAGGATGGTAAGAAAAAAATACTAATACCTGTAAAGGGCATTAAAGAATTTCGCTTTATATACGGCGATGGATCTCACAATAAACAGGTAGCATCAGCTCCTGGAAAAAATATTAAAAAGGGTCAAAAGGTTGGACAGGCTCGTAGAAAGGCGCAAGGCGGACCAGGTCGTAAGCCAGGAAATGAGCGGGGTGAAGAATTTTATGAGGTAGAACTAACCCTTGAAGAATTGGCTGAGTACCTGTTTGAAAATTTAGAACTACCGGAGCTTGAGAAGAAAAAATTTAGATTCGTTACAGAAAAGAAGCCTAAATGGCGTGGCCATAGGACTCAAGGTCTCAGAAATAGACTTTCTAAAAAACTAACCATTAAAAGTAGAATTAAAAGAAAATTATCGGCAAAAAGAAATGGCACATATGACGAGGAGTCTGGTGAACGATTTCCATTTCATGATGATGATTTAAAGTATAAACACTATAAATCTAAGCCAAAAGAAAATAGTAGTGCAGTCGTCTTTTTTATAATGGATGTGTCAGGTAGCATGTCAACACAGAAAAAGTATTTAGCAAGAAGCTTTTACTTTTTAGTATATCAGTTTTTACGTTACAAATATGATAATATAGAAATTGTATTTATTTCTCACACTATAAGCGCCAAAGAAGTTTCAGAAGAAGAATTTTTTTCTAGGTCACCATCTGGAGGTACATTAATATCGCCAGCCTTAGAACTAATGAATGATATAGTAGAAAAGAGATTTCACACTAGTATGTGGAACATATATGGTTTTCACTGTTCAGATGGTGATAATTGGCAGGAGGATCATGAAAAGTGTCTTCTTGAGACTAAAAAATTAATTGAAAAATGCCAGGTATACTCATTTTGCGAGATAACCCCTGAAGAGGAGTCATTTGGTAGTGAGTTTAGTGAAACGTATAAAAATTATAAGCCATTAGTTTCCAAGGCCTTTAAACTTCTTAAAATTAATTTACCATCAGATATATGGATATCATTTAAGAAGATTTTTGGAGTTAAAAATGACTGACTGGTCCTTCGGTGAATTGGAGAAGTGGGATAAGAAGATATGTAAATTGGCGGAGTCATATGGTCTGGACTGGCACCCTATCGACTATGAAATGTGTGACTACTATGATATGATCGGTAATATGGCATACGTCGGATTGCCAACACATTATCATCACTGGAGCTTTGGAAAGAGTTTTGAGCAGACTCACTTTAGATACAATGCAGGAATGGAAGGTCTTCCGTACGAGATGATCATAAATTCTAATCCTAGTATTTCGTACCTAATGAGAGAGAATGACTCTGCAATGCACGTTCTTACAATGGCTCACTGCGTAGGTCACTCTGATTTTTTTAAGAATAATATTAATTTTATGCACACAGATCCTGACAATATCATCGCTAAATTTAGAAATGCAGCGCTGCGTATTAGGGATTATGTTGCTGACCCAGGAATTGGTGTTGATGGAGTCGAACGTATTTTAGATGCAGCGCATAGTATAAAGTACCAGTGTCGCCGTTTTCCTCATGCACCTAAACACACCCACAGCGATTTAAAATCAAAGTATATAAAACTTATAAACAATGATAACACAGGAAAGTATGCTGATTTTGACATAGAAAAATTTCCACTTGAAAAGGACTATGATATTCTCCTATTTATTAAGGATAATTCACGATATCTAAAAGAATGGGAAAAGGATATTATTCAAATTGTAGTTGATGAAACAAATTATTTCATACCTCAGGCTCGAACTAAAATAATGAATGAGGGCTGGGCCTCTTTTTGGCACTACAAAATATTAAATGAATTAAATTTACCACAAGACTATCACTTTTCATTTTTAAAAAGTCACAATCAGGTCATAAGGCCACATATTGGAAGAATTAACCCCTATCATCTTGGATTTAATATTTTTCAAAAGGTTCAAAAAGAAAAGGGGCTAGAGGAATGTTTCTTTGCACGTGAAGTACATAATGATGAATCATTTATTAGGGAACTTTTAGATGAAGAGCTCTGCCGCGATATGAACCTATTCAGTTATTCTCTTAAGCGTGATGCATACACTATTGATGAGGTGTCAGATCATGATGGATGGAAATTAATTAGGGATGATTTGGTTAATAATGTTGGCTTAAATAGCGTACCTAAAGTATATGTAGAGGAAGTAATTAAAGAAGATAACTGCCTTATTATAAAACATGAATTTGACGGAAGAGAACTTGATTTAGAGTATGCCGAAGAAGTATGCAGGAATATTACTAACCTGTGGGGCGATCCAGTTAAGTTTTTCACCATTATTGAGGATGATCCATGGGAAATTTAAAATTTTAAAAATACCTAAATGGGTGTAGAATAATTATTGATATGAGGAACTACTACAATGCCTAACAAAGACTTTCTTAGCATAATTGAGAAACAGAGAAAAACTAAGGCCGATAAAAGGTTTAGCGGAAGTTTTCTCGATTATTTAGGGTTAGTAAAGGATAATCCAGAAATTGTTCAGCTGGCTCACCGGCGATTATATGATGCAGTTGTGTCTCATGGTGTTAATCGTATGGATCCGTCGGACCCAAGATGCAGGACATTGTTCGAAGGTAATAAAATACCGGTATATAGCTATTATTCGTCTCACTTCTTTGGGATGGAAAATGCCATAGCAAAGATTATGAGATTTCTTAAGTCTGCTAGTTTAAAGGGTGAAGAATCTAGACAGGTACTTCTTCTTATGGGTCCAGTCGGTGCCGGTAAATCGGCGCTCATGGAAAGGACAAAGCAGGCACTCGAACACCAAGGTGAAATTTATCATCTCGATGGCTGCCCTATTAGAGAGGAACCTCTTCACTTGCTACCTCGAAGTCTTAGGGAAAAATTTGAGGAAATTCTAGGCGTTAAAATTGAGGGTGACCTATGTCCTGTCTGTCGACACAGACTAAAGGAAGAGTTTAATAACAAGTATGAAGATTTTCCTGTTACTACTTCATCATTCTCAATTAGGGGTCGCAGAGGAATCGGTGTTGTCCCTCCAATTGACGCAAATACCCAGGACACATCAATACTAATTGGCACCGAGGACATCTCAAAATTGGACCTATATCCTGAGGATGACCCCCGTGCACTTTCACTTAATGGTGCATTTAATGTAGGCAACAGGGGAATTGTAGAGTTTGTAGAGATCTTTAAAAACGAGACAGAATTCTTGCACACAATTCTAACCGCCACGCAGGAAAAGTCTGTCCCATCTCCTGGCAAGAATGCAATGATATATTTTGACGGCGCTATTCTTTCACACTGCAATGAGTCAGAGTGGAATAGGTTTAAGTCAGATCACACGAACGAAGCCGTAATGGATCGTATTGTCAAGGTAAATGTTCCATACTGTCTGGAGCTGGATGAGGAGATTAAGATCTATAAGAAGATACTGGCAGGTTCAGATTTTAAGGCACATATTGCACCGCACTCAATAAAAATTGCATCAATGTTTTCTGTAATGTCACGACTCAGGGAATCACAGAAGTGTGATATTCTTACTAAGATGAAGATTTATAACGGTGATGCTATTGTAGAAAAAGGTCGTGTTAAGAAGATTGATATTAAGGACCTTCGTGAGGAAGCCCGTGATGAGGGAATGACAGGTATTTCTACGCGGTTTATAATGAAGGCCATTGACTGCGCGCTATCCGATACCGAGAAGAGCATGATTACACCAATATCAGTCCGCGAGGCACTGGTCAAGCAGGTTAAGGAACAGGTCGTCTCTGAGGAAGATAGAAATCGATATCTCGAGATGCTTCAGAAGATTATTCATGAGGAGTACCTTCACATCCTTGAAAAGGAGATTACTAAGGCATTCGTCACGGCTTATGAAGAGCAGGCCGAGTCACTTTTCAATAACTACCTCGATCATGCCGAGGCATTTGTCAACAAGCAGGTCATTAAGGATAAGATCACGAATGAGGAGATGGAGCCAGACGAAAAATTCATGCAGTCCATCGAAGAACAGATAGGAATCACAGGGTCTGCCAGGGAAGGTTTCAGGAACGACGTGACCAGTTATATGTTTACCCTATTAAGAAGGGGTAAGAAGGTCAGGTGGGACGTCTATGGGCCCCTGAGGGAGGCTATAGAGAGCAAGCTGATGTCATCGGTTCGAGAAATTGCTAGGATTGTAACAAAATCCAAGACAAGGGATAGGAAACAGCAGAAGAAGTATGGCGACATGATCTCGACATTAGTCGATGATTACGGATATAATGAGGACTCCGCTGAGGAAGTCCTGAAGTATGCAGCTAATCATCTCTGGCGAGACAATTAGAAGGTGAAAAGTAAAAGCTGGTCAGACCCTACTTTTTTGAAGTCTATTTCAAATCCGACTGATCAACCTTATGAGATCAAAATAAAGAATCCAGAGATTACATTTGAAGGTGTAAAAGGTCAGCCTGACTTTGCAAGCGCATATATCACATTTTATCCCAATAAAAAGGTCATAGAGCTTAAGTCACTTAAGGGTTATTTCTTTCAGTTCAGGGATAAGATTTTATCATATGAGAGATTAATAAATGTGATTTATGATGATTTACTAAGTGTCTATGATCCGCATAGATTAAGAATAGTAATGCTTTTTAATGCTCGTGGTGGCATCAGTTCTAAATTATGTATTGATTCTGACTGGGCATCTAGAGGTGGTAAGGAAGAATTTAAAGACTGGGTCGGCCAAGAAGATACCTGGTAAAATTAGTTTACGACTTATAAAAAGCTAGCACTCTGGATATAATAAATTGTATAGGGCGCTAGCTCAATCGGTCAGAGCATCCGGCTCATAACCGGCAGGTTCGGGGTTCAAGTCCCCGGCGCCCTACCAGTTTTTTTATGATCCGCTCAGCCATTAAAATTCCAATAAATGTAGCAATTGCAGTGTCTGGAGGCCCTGACTCTATGGCAGCATTAGACTTTATTAGACGAGGAAGAAAAAAGGTAACTGCGCTTCACTTTAATCACAATACACCATCTTCATCATGCGCTGAGGAAATAGTTTCGGCCTATTGTAGTAAATATGATATTGAGCTTAAGCTTGGCAAATTACAAGCCGAGCCGGAGTCAGGTGAATCACTAGAGAATTTTTGGAGAGTTGAAAGGTATAAATTTTTTAATAGTGTAACCGACTTACCTATTATTACTTGTCATCACTTAGATGACGCGGTAGAGAACTGGGTTTTTACATCATTTCATGGAAATCCAATGATGATACCGCTTAAACGCGATCAATTTTTACGACCATTTTTATTGACAACAAAGGACTCATTACTGGAATGGTGCGACAGAAAGTGCGTTCCGTATATTCATGATCCAAGCAATAGCGATATCTCGTTTATGCGTAATTTTATTAGACATGAGATCATCTCAAAGGTTAAGTTTGTGAATCCAGGTATCAATAAGGTTATTAAGAAAAAGATTTTTGAAATGCAAAAACTAGTTGATTAGATCATGTATAATTTATACGGTGGAAGATATGATCCCCGGTAGCTCAGTTGGTAGAGCGGGTGGCTGTTAACCACCTTGTCGGCGGTTCGAGTCCGTCCCGGGGAGCCATTTTATGAATTTTATAAAGACTAGTGATAGAGAAGAAATTCAAAAAACCCTAAAAGAAATAATTGAGATTTTAGGTAACAAGAAAAAAGATTATCTTACTCTAAGATCTGCTGGTAATGACTTTTTTATTTCATCAAAAATATTTTCATTTTTAAATGAGCTCTACTCTGAAGATTCAGGTCTAACATCAATGCTTTCTGGAATATTACTTGAACATGTGTATGAGGCAGAGAGGGTATGTCCAGGGTCAGCTAACAGCACGATTAATTTAATAGATAAAAAAATTAATACATCATCATTCTCAATCGACGTTGGTGATATTGGTCATTATGACATATCTTATGATATGTTACCAATGATATTAGATTATTTAAAAATTTCCTATGAGGCTAAATCTATAATTTATAATGCTATTAAGGTGGCAGGATTAAATGGGAAGATTTTTGTTGAGCCTAATAAAATTGATAAAACAATTATTGAATTAAAGGACAGTTATAATTTTTCATTTATACTTCCTATAGGTCCGTTTATAGGACAGCAGAAATGGGAGAGAAATTGGTGTCGGTGTCTTTGCATAGATGGTGTTATAGAATCACTAGGGGAAATTGACGGAATACTGCAGGAGGCATCTTCTCAAAATATTCCTGTTGCCATATTTGCTCGAGGATTTAGTTCAGATGTTATTAACACCATAAAGGTAAATGTAGACAGGGGAACACTAGATATTTTACCTATTTCATTTGGTGTTGATGATATAGAAACAATAAATTCAGTTGTTGATGTCTCTAAGGTCATTGGGTGCGATATAGTTACTCCGCTTAAGGGGGATTTAATAGCACATAAATCTATTGATGATTTAGTTAAAGTAGAGAAGATAATATGTGGTCCTGGCAGTGTTTCAATAGTAAATCAGTCAACTCAGAAAAATGTTGATTTACACTTATTTCACCTGTCTAAAAGGATACAAGAATCGCATACTGAGGTGTCAAGACTGCTGAAGAAGAGAGCACGGTCATTGACAGGAAAGTGTGTAAATATATCAGTCAAGTGTGGCACAATATCACGACAGAAGATACTGCTAGATGAGATTGATTTGGGTCTCAATATTATTAGGACGGTGTCAGGATATGGGGCAGTCCAGGTACAAAAATTAAGTGATGATATAATATCGTTACTTTCGATAGACGACTGCGAAATAGTCCCATCATCACTTATTTATGCCTCTAATACAATGTCTAATAAATTTATAGACTGCATAAATTCTATAGAAATTGCTATTATAGGCGACTAATTATTTTATGACTGAAGGCATTAAACACTTAATAAGCTGCCACTGCGTGCTGCCACAATTTAGGCGCATGAAAAATCCACTTTTTCATAAATTCGTTGTATTTTCCGTTTTAGGTCCAAACGATGTGGTTGTGCCTAAAATTGCAAAGTGCAATAATTGTGGAGTACTACACAGAATTACAGACATTTGCAAGTCCGAGTTTATTCATGGTCATGAAGATTCTACACGCTCTATTTTAACTGTAGAGGATATTAAAACGTCTTTATCTGAAAAACTCTGCGGTATCTTGGAATCTTATGACGTTGATTTACCAACATGGGAAAAGGCCAAGTTCATTATTGAAAATCAAAAATGGAACAGTTTTTTAGTTTTAACACGCGAAGAATTAAACGATAATGTAGAAGGAAAACTTCTTAGAATTATTGGGGAAAATCTTTTTAAGATTGAGTCGTTTTCAAGATCTGATCACGTGTCAGTAAAAATAGAAGAAGATTAAATATGTCAAAATTTTACGGTGAGACAAAGACTGAAATAAGCGCAAATGACATGCTGCAGTGTCGACAAATAGTGTCTGAGATTACTGAATTCGGTGTTAAGCAGGACCAGATACTTCAGATAATAAAACTGCTATCACTTGAACTTGAGAATCGTGATCAAATGATTGCCATAAATGAATGTGTACAGAAATTATTAGATACTGGTGTTGTCGATAAGAATTCTTTTGATGGATTAATTACATCATAAGATATTTACACTGTGTATAAAAAACATTAATTTAGAATAATTTGGAGTATAATATGAGAGAGCAAATACTTGATATTTGGACTGAAGTAAAGACACTTGTTGAGGTCTTAGAGGTTGATATTCACAAGAATGCCAATGGGAATAAATCAGCCGGTGTCAGGGTCAGGAAAGGCCTGCGACTTCTTAAAAATAAGTCAGGCGATCTTGTCAAGGCATCTCTGGCAGCTCGCGACGAATAGTCAGATAAATGGTTCCCCATTTAATGGGTGGGTGCCTGTGTGCGGCAGGCAGGTGGGATACCCCGCACAGCTACTGTTTGGGCCTGACTGGTTTCGACGGGGTAGTGGATAGTAATAGTGCAAGTGGTCTTATGAGCTAGATGACCTAAAACTCAATCTCAAATTTATAATTGCCAACGATAGCAATTACAGCACTTACGCGCTAGCCGCGTAATGCCGGGGTTTTCGACGACCTTGATACCCAATGTCGAATAACAGGTAGAGATCCTGTGAAAATAAAAAATCACAATGGTTACCCTGGTGACAGGTGGATCTCCGAGGACACATAGGAGACGGGAAAATTTGTGGCTACCTTGTCGATTCGGGAATGGATTGACTAAACTTGTGAATGACTTGACCTTGAAGATGCTTCGGACGTGGGTTCGATTCCCACCGGGTCCACCAGTACAATTATATGTTCTTTGTCTTAAGTTGGATTTTCTTGATTATAGATTTTTCTAGTTGACATACTCGCATTCGTGTCAGATCGAATATATCTCCTATCTGCTGCAGGGTCTTGGGCCCCGACCTAGCTGATAAAATTGTACAGTTAAGATCTCTTTCACTCGGAAGCCACTGGCGACAGCTCGTTTTTTGGCATTTAATATTGCGCTCATTGTGAAAGCTGTAGCAGTTTTGCCCGCATTTTAGTATGTCATCATCCATTAATTTGACCTCTGTTAGTTAAAATTTAAACAGAGGTTTTTAAGTGTATTAATTTTTAAAGATAATTATCAATAGCACATGTCCAGGGAGGCACGTCAATTGACAAAAGTTTTTTGCCTTGATACTAACGTACTTTTATATGATGCGGAATCATTATTTTCATTCGATGACAATCTAGTTGTAATACCTCTAGTTGTCCTAGAGGAGCTGGATAGAAAAAAATCTAGAATGGATGACATCGGCCAGAACGCTCGTCGAGTTAGCCGTCACCTTGATACACTAAGAAAGCAGGGAAGCTTAAGTGATGGTGTAGAACTGAGAAACGGTGGCCGATTAAAAATAACAAAGCGACTAGATGTAAGCGACGAACTTCCAGAGGAACTTATAGATAATCCCATTGCAGATAATGTAATCCTGTCAGATGTCTTTCACCTAGCACAGGAGTTTGGTGACAGTGTCACACTTATTACCAAGGATATAAATCTAAGGGTTAAGTGCGACGTGTTAGGAATACAATGTGATGATTATCTAAAGCATCGCGTTGCTACTAGTAAAAACCATCTATATACTGGTGTAAGAAGGGCGACCCTGTCACAGGATAAAATCGACGAAATATACAGTCAAAAACAGGTTGAGGTTCCTGATGATCATGATGATTTTAACGATTTAAAACCTAATGAGTTTGTCGTAATAAAGTCTTCACCGTCAGCCTCAGCCGCAATATGCAGGCACAAGCATGGAAATATTCATCTTTTACCACAGTTCGCCAATATTTGGGGTGTAAGTTCAAGGAATAAGGAGCAGTGGTTTGCATTTGATCTACTATTCGATCCAGATATTAAACTTGTTACTCTGGTTGGGCCTGCGGGAACAGGAAAGACCCTGCTAGCAGTCGCCGCCGGCGTGCACCATGTATTAGAAAAGTCTAATGATCAGAATAAGCTTGTAATTTCGAGGCCAATCCAGCCTCTTGGCAATGATATAGGATACTTGCCCGGTACCATGGAGGAGAAGATGGACCCATGGACGAAGCCGATTATGGATAATCTAGGTTTCCTATTTAACTCTGACTATGACAAGGCTGGTAAGTCGATTATTCCGCTATACTTTCAGAAGGGTATCTTCGAGATAGAGGCTATAACATATCTGCGAGGTCGCTCTATAGCTAATGCATTTATTATAATAGATGAGGCACAGAACCTGTCTGTCCATGAACTAAAGACGATAATCACACGAGCAGGTGAGAATACAAAGATTGTCTTAACAGGAGATATCGAGCAGATTGATAATACGTACGTCGATGCAGTTTCCAATGGCCTGACATATGCCGTAGAGAAGTTCAAGGACGAGCCAATTGCAGGACACATAACGCTTATCAAAGGCCAGCGCTCTGAGCTGGCGACAATAGCCAGTAAGATATTATGATAATCTTTGCATTAGTCTAATAATTATTCGAGGAGTTCCAATGCCCTCACGATATGATTTAAACAGGCTAAGAAAGACGTATCCAGCGACTAGAAGGACACCTGTTATTATTGGTACAGATACTGTCGAGTCGGCAGTTTTAACATTTACAGCTACCGACAGTGCCACTTATACCTTCACTTCTATTTATGCCGCAGCGCCAACAGTGACTGCAACACCAGCCAGCAGTCAAAATGTTAATGTGTATATAACTGCAGTGACTACGACTTCAGTAACAATTACTACCAGCGCTCCAATAACAGGTGATATACACCTCCAGGTCGCAAAGGTAGACTGATGGCTGTTGTACTTTCCGGCCGTGGAACAATTGCAGGAGGTAGCACCTCTGTTGTCATAACCTTCAGTACAGCATTTTCCAGTGTTCCCGCAGTTGTACTATTGCCTGGAACTAACGGATCATCATCATCAGCAAATGCCCAAAATGTAAACCTGTATATATCAGCAGTGTCAGCGACACAGGTTACTGTTAATGCATCAGGACCAGCAGAGGGCGACTCACCACCTCCGTGTTATTTTGACTACCGGGCAATGACAACGTAAAAGGAATATAAAATGGCAGATTTTAAAGCAGACGGATGTATACTAACAGGCTCATTGACCGAGGCAGCTGCCGGCGTGCCTTTTATTGATGCTGGTACGAATATAACGACAGCAGTCAATGCTAATGGATCTATTACTATAAACTCCACAGCGGGTGGTACAGTTGACGGTTCAGGAACAGCAACGGAGCTAGCATATTGGTCAGATTCAGACACTTTGACATCAAATGCCAGTATGACTTGGTCCGGAGGCGAATTATATATCGGCGAGTCAGGCACAGGCAGTGATGTCATCTTCTACGGTCATGACGCCTCCGCGACCGGACTCCACTGGGATTCTGACTACGCGGAACACGGCGCGCTGCTATTAGGAACCAATGACCATGGTGTCGATTTCGTAGTTCGGGGCGAAACAGCAAATCACTTTTTAATGTGGGATCAGAGCGTGGACACTCTGAAACTTGTCGGACACTTCATATTCAATGAGGGTGCTTTGGACCTCAAATTCCGTGCCGAGTCCCAGAATATTCCGGGGATGATTATCATTGACTCAGGCACAGACCAGCTCCTCCTGCACTCATCGGGTTCAAATGCCGCCTCTGCCGGCGGCGCAGGCATTCCAGCCGGCTCAGACGTCGCCACGTATATTAGTGGTACTGCGGGGAGTGCAGGTGTGGCTCACAGTAAGGGGGTC